TAACACGTCAGGTGCTAATAATGTAGCTATAGGTTCTTTTGCTTTAGATGCTGCTACAACAGCAGACAATAACACAGCTATCGGTTATCAAGCTGCATCTGCTGTAACTACAGGTGACCTAAACGTAGCAGTCGGTAAAGGTGCTATGGGAACTAACACTGTAGGAGACAGAAACGTAGCTGTAGGGGTTAATGCTTTATATACCTTTAATCCATCTACTAATGAAGATTCATATAACGTAGCTGTAGGTTTAAATGCTTTATTTGCTGCTACCACAGGCAATCAGAACACAGCTATAGGTGGACTTGCAGGAGCAGCAGTTACTACAGGTGCTAGTAACTCACTACTTGGTTACACAGCTGGAAATGATATAACCACAGGAGACTTTAATACTTTTATAGGTAGACAATCAGGAGAAAAAACTACAACCGCAGATGGAAACACAGCAGTAGGTTATATATCTTTACAAAACAATACTACAGGTGCTTTAAATGTGGCAATGGGTCAAGAAGCTCTACAGAAAAATACTACCGCAAGTTATAACGTAGCTATCGGTTATCAAGCCTTAGAAGAAAATACTACAGGAGAAGCTAACGTAGCTGTAGGAACTAATGCCTTAGATGGACCAACAACATATAACAATAACACAGCCGTAGGTTACGATACAGCAGGAGTAGCAGCAGTATCTGGGCTTACAGCAGTAGGTCGTGGTGCTTTAGCAGCCAACACAACAGGTTGGAATACAGCAGTAGGTTATCTAGCTGGTAATGCAGCAACTACAGGAGGCTCTAGTGTTTATGTAGGTGCAGAAGCAGGATTAGTCGTAACTACAGGTGCTTCTAATACTATGATTGGACACCGAGCAGGTAAAGCAGCATCTACTTCAAGTAACAATACTTTTATAGGAAAAGAATGTGGGCAAAATAGTGTATCAACTACAACAGGAGCTGATAATACTTTTGTGGGTTCAGCTGTTAGAGGTAGTGGTGCTACAGTAAGTAATGAAATAGCTATTGGATTTAATTTTGGTGCAGGTGGAGCTAACACAGCTAGATTTGGTATGGGTAGTAATACAGCTACTCTATCCTTAGATGGTTCTGATACTTCATGGGCAGCAGCCTCAGATGAAAGACTAAAAGAAAACATTGAAGATTCTGATGCAGGATTAGATTTTATTAAAGAACTAAGGGCTATTACTTATAAATGGAAGCCTAAAAAAGATGTACCAGAAGATATGTCTCAGTATGAAGCAGATTCAGATGAGCCATGCAAAGGTAAAGGCAAAATTAATCATGGTTTTGTAGCTCAAGAAGTTAAAGCTGTAATTGATAAATATGAAGATGTTATAGCAGATGGTCATAATATTTGGAGTGAAGATCCAGATGGTACACAACAAGTAGCCTTTGGTAATTTAATGCCAATGATGGTTAAAGCTGTACAAGAATTATCTGCACAAGTTGAGGAGCTGAAATCAAATTCTCATACTCCTAAAGACTTACCAGATTTGAAAGGTTACAATGAATTAATCGCAAGAATAGAACTTTTAGAAAAGGAGAAAGAAAATGGCAGTTAGTAAAGCAATTGTAAAATGCATTCCGTATGAAAACTCATCTAGTAAAGTAGATAAGTGGGATATAGAAATGAAATATGAAAATGATAGTGAAGGTGATTCTACTTATTACACCTCAACTTTTAGTATTTCTGTTCCACAATTAGATGATGATGGTAATGCAAACTTTACACTTAAAGCTAAAGGTAGTTGGAGTAATGCTAATCTAGTAGCACTATGTCCTGTATCTCAATGGGATGCAGTATTTGCTAGTCAAGTTGCTAGTGTTATTACTAGCCCACCAGCAGTAAGTACACCAGATAACGGATTTAGCGTACCTAGTTAATAAATGACAGAACAGACTTTTCAGATGCATGTTATGCCATCTGTGTTCGTGCTAGAAACAACTATGCCTCAAAGCATGATTGATTCTGTAAACGATTACATGGATGAGTATAAAGAAAAGAAAGACAAACAATCTTTAAAACATTCTTTAGTTGGCCAAATACATCAAGGCGAACAGTTGTTACTAGATCATAACGACGACAGAATGGTTGATTACAACAATTTTATTTGTACCCTGGGAGCTGATTATATTAATCACTTTGCTGGCTCAGGTGCTGGTATGAAACTAAAAAACCCTAAACAAGTTATGGTTGATGAAACTTGGTCAGTGCATAGTTACGATGGTGATTACAACCCAATACACGACCACGGCACTAAAACAGTAATGGGAATATCGACTACTGCTTGGACAAAAGTACCAAAACAAATAGGAGCTAAAGCGGCTGCTAATACACCTACATATTCGCTTTATAACGAGTCTGGACATTGTGATGGCTGTATAGCATTTCAATATGGTATGAACTCAGTAATTGATACAGAAAGACTTAGACCACCACAGTCATTTGTAATGACACCAGAAGTAGGTAAACTATTAGTGTTTCCTTCTTGGTTGCAACACATGGTGTACCCATTTAAAGGCAAAGGAGAAAGAAGAACAATAGCTTCTAATCTTAATTGTTGGGATGTAATACCTAATGAAGAACCAAAGGAAGTAAATTAATAATCCAAAGTTAAGGAGGTAGTGACATGGATGATAAGCAATTTTATATGGCAATCTTTAACATGATTGAGGTATCATGTAAAAGAGGTTGCTGGAATGGCAACGAAATGCTACCCATAGGTCAATTAAGATCTGAGGTAGAAAGTAGGTTAAAACCTTTTATGAACCTTGAAGGTGAAAAAAGTAAACCTAAAGAAAAAGCAGATAATGCTAAGGAGCAGAAAAAATGATGGATTTTCTTTTAAACGCAATAGGTATTGTTACAGCTATAGTAGCAGTATCTTCTTTAATAGCCGCAGCTACACCAACTCCAAAGGATGATGTGTGGATCGGAAAACTTTACAAGTTAATTGATTTGTTAGCTTTAAACATTGGTAAGGCGAAAGACAAATGAGTTGGTGGAATAAGGTAGTGGATTTCGTGACTGGCACGGAAAGAAAAAAAGTAAGAGCCAGGAATAAAAAAGGACATTATGTTGGTGATGATAAATCAACAGCAGATGTGAATGAGGCTTATACAGAAGTTAGAGTCAAAAAAAGCACAAAGAAAAAATAATGTCGGATCTCGATAAAGCAATGACAAGGATAGCTGCACATGAAAAAGAATGTGCTATTCGCTATGAAAATATAGAGAAAAGACTTGAAGACGGATCTAAAAGATTCGATAAGCTCGAAAACATGATTTGGGCAGTTTATCCTTTTATTGTTGTTGTAGTAGGTTTAGGAGCTTTACTATGAGCGAAAGTAGATTTCAGGGCGACATGGACAGAAATGAGGTTGAAATGGACCTTAATAAGTTTATGGCCATGATTCAAGAAATATCAGAACTAAAAGACAAGATAAGAGATCTTGAAGCAGATAAAAATGTTAATCCACATCAAAAATGGATCCATCTTGCAAGAGCCGTAGACGCTTGGCGTATATTTCCAAGAGTTTTCCTCAGTGTGTATATTTTTTTACTCTATTATTCGACCATGTGGTTTATGGCTCTTGAGGATCCTTCACTAGAACAATCTGGATTAATTTCAATTATAGTAGGAGCTGGTGCCGCTTGGTTCGGCTTGTACGCAGGAACCTCAAACCAATCTAAGAAGTTTAAAGGCGAAGAATAATGGAACAAGCTCTGAGCTTGATTGCCAATCTTGGTCTACCCATAGCAAGTGGTTTGATAATGGGATATTTCATTTTTTTAATAATGAAACAGCTTATGGGTAATTTGGTAGCAGAAATTAAAACTGTCCAGGGCATTACTAAAATGCTTATCACTAGAGCTTCAATAATGAACAATGACATTATACGAATTGATACAAGCGTTTCTAGTGCTTTAAACTTACCACCAGATCTTGACCGTATAGCTCGTGCAGAAAACTTTGTCGAAGATGGCAAAATTGATGCTCGACGTGATTAATGGATATTGTTGAGTTAGTCCAGCGTTTTGGCTTTCCAACTATTATGGTGGTTGGCCTTGGCTATTTTGTCTACTACGTCTGGCAAACCATAACTAAAACAATAGATCCATCGGTCCAGGAAATGAAAAAGACAATAATTAGGCTTACGGACCAGCTTCGCCTATTAGACCAAGATATGATACGATTGAAAGAAAAGGTAAACACTGTTCTTGAATTAAAGGACAAACAGAGCGATAAAAATGAAGAAAATAATAGCTAGTTATATTGTATTATTCACAGCGTTTATATCAGCAGACGAAATAGTACATAAATTTAAAAATCCAAGTTTTTCAGGTGTAGGCACATCAAGTCATTATCTTACGATAGAGAATCAAGAGTTTAATAGGAAAGCAGATATTGTTGCTGAAATAAAAGCCTTAAAAGAACAGCAAGAAAGGGACGCAGAAAATACCACGTTAAGCAGATTCCTGCGGAACCTCGAATCACGCATATACGCGCAGTTATCCAGACAACTTGTAGACCAACTTTTTGGTGAAACTCCACAAACTTCGGGAACCTTAGAATTTATGGGAACAACTATTGAGTATTCTGTAAGTGAAGATGGCTTAATGATAACTTTAAAAATAACGGATGCGGATGGCAATGTCACAGAAATTACCTTACCTATTGGTTCTTTTACTTTCTAGTTGTAGTTTACTTAACGTAGATAAAGACACTAACGCACAAAGGTTTCCCAGTAAAAATCTTGATGTTCCATTTGAATTACCTGTTTCCCAGGAGTTAATTGAGGTAGAGCCACCAACTGTAATGCCTGTAGTAGCGGTATATCCTGCGGCTTTTATGGATCAAACAGGCCAAAGAAAAAGTAATAGTTCTTTTGCTTTATTCTCAAGCGCTATTACTCAACAGCCTTCTGCTTTATTAATAAGAAGCCTAAAACAAGTTTCTAATGGACGTTTTTTTCGTGTAGTTGAAAGATTAGGCTTAGATAACCTAACAAAAGAACGCCAGCTGATTCGCTCAACTCGCGAACAATTGCAAGATGAAAATATTTTAATGCCTTTACTATTTGCTGGTGTTTTGTTTGAAGGAGCAGTTGTATCTTATGAAACGAATTTAAACAGCGGAGGTATTGGCGCACGCTATCTCGGCATCGGCTCTAGCGAAATGTATCGGACCGATGTTGTTACTGTAAGCCTTAGATTGGTAAGCGTTAATACAGGAGAGATTTTAATAGAATCAACTAAAACTAAAACTATTTATAGCCATGGATCTTCACAAGATGTGTTCAAATTCATTGAAGCTGGCACTGAGCTAGTAGAGATAGAAGTGGGTAGAGCTAGCAATGAGAGCAGCACCATAGCTTTACAAAAGTCAATAGAAAGTGCATTATTAGATATTATTAATATCGGTTTTGACCGAGGGTATTGGAAATATGAAAAGGTTAATTAATATAGTTTTATTACTGTCTTTGTCTGTTTTAGCAGACAATGAAATAAGCGTCTCGCAGGCAGGAGACAACGCAAATATAGACTTGGAACAATTAGGCAGCAGCAACCTAATTGGTGGAACCGACGCTACATCTGGTAGTATGACTTTCTTAGACCTTGATGGCTCATCTATGACATTAGACATAAATCAAATTGGCTCATCAAACATTTTTAGGTCTGACGCAATTGATGGCGACAATATAACAGGCTTTTTTGAGTTTGACGGAGATTCAAACGTTTGGGACCTTTTAGTAAATAGCACAGGCCTAATTTCTAGTGATTACATCAACCTTAACATTGACGTAACTGGCTCATCTAATGTAGCGGATATAAAAATTGCAGAAGATGCTGATTCTTCATATTTGGATCTCGACTGGATCATTCTGGGCGATTCTAATGAATTTGATATAGATATAGATTATTCAAATGCAGTAAACTACATTGATGTAAACGGAAATAGCAACGACATAACTTTTGCAGGTAGTGGTTATAGTGGCACTACATCAGCTGACAGCGGTTATTTTTATTTGGATTTAGATGGAAGCACAAACACAATCGACATTACACAGTCAAGCACCTTGGCAAGGGATTGGCTTAAAATCATTACTAATACTTCTAATAGTAACATCTGCGTCGTTCAAAACGACGGGGGAACCACAACAGGGTGTTAGAATTGGTGGCGTATCTGAACTAAACGGCAATGCCTTAATAGTCAGAGATCAAGATTATGCTGCTGAATTAGATTTTTCTATTCAACAAGAAGACCAAGCAGAAACAGCAAATGGTCGTATGGCAATCACATTTCTTGATGATAGCCGTGTAAGCCTTACAGAAAACTCAAAACTAAAAATAACAAAATACATATTTGATCCAAACCCTGATAAATCAGAGTTAGGCATTAGGTTTACATTAGGCACAGCAAGGTTTGTTACAGGCAAGTTTAATAAAATATCTAAACAAAACATTCAACTAGAAACACCGACTGCTAATATCGCAATTCGTGGAACAGACTTTACGACTACCGTTGATGAATTGGGCCGTAGTTTAATCATTCTCTTACCAGACGAATTTGGCTTATCAAGCGGTGAGATTGAAGTTACGACAGCTGCTGGCACAGTTTTATTATCAAAACCTTTTGAGGCTACTACAGTAGATGTTTTTGAATCTTCACCATCTAAGCCTGTAATTTTAGACCTAGACCTTAATATTATTGACAATTTATTAATTGTTAATCCACCAAAAGAAAAAGAAATGATAGATGAAATAGAAAATGTATCACAAGAAACAGATATTCTTGATTTTAATGAACTTGATATAGATTACTTAGCCGAAGATTTTTTAGATAATGAAGCTGATTTAGAATTTAGCGAGCTCGATATTAATTACTTAGACACTAATTTTTTGGAGGACCTTTTAGATATTATTGATGAGCTTGAAATTGCAAAAGAAGAGGATCAGCTAGCTTTAGCTACTTCTACAATAATATCTGGTACAGCTTTAGGACAAGATCCAGATACACAAATAATTACATTTATAGATGGTGAAATAGTGAACATACAAAGATCCGTATCACAAACAGCAAATCTTAGACTAAACATAGCTAACTCTTATACTGTAATATTTATACAAGACGGAGTAAGCAAAACAATTAAGATAAACGGTGGCAGTAGCTCTACCATTACAATAAGACAAAGCGCAGGATGAAAAAAACAATATTCATATTACTTATATTACTAGGCATACCTTTATTAACGCAGGTTATACCTTTGCAAATCTTAAAACTTAAAACTTTTGATGCTTTAGTAGAAGAAAAACCCGAAAGTGGTAATTTTGTTATTTTAAATATTACCGAAGAAGATCTTGAACGCGAAGGTGGTTGGCCCTTACCAAGACAACGATTAGCTCAAATACATATAGATTTAATAAACCAGGGCGCTTTAGGAGTTGGTTGGGTTATAGGTTTTCCACAGCCAGATAGAATGGGTGGAGATCAAATGTTTGCTGAGGCATTGCAATACGGTGGTGTTTTAGCTATGTTTGAAAACGATAACAGTATTTATCCGCAAACATCAGGCACTGTCATATTGGGAGATGATATTGGCGGCATGATGTCAAATGGAGTGATTGCTAATCTTGATATACTTTCTATGTCTGCGGATCAAGGTATAGCAGTCGCTCCTACCGACGTTGATATGTTGGTGCGTAGAATACCCATGTTACTTAGAACACCTAATGGCTTTGTATCTGCGTTTGGAACCGAAGTTTTAAAATCTTTAGCAGGTAATGACACATACATAATAAAAACTAATCCTGCTGGCATAGAAGAAATTACTGTACAAGGTTTACCTCCTGTTCCTACAGATAGTCTTGGTCGTGTATGGATAAGTTGGGTAAACACACCACAGACCACATTAGAAGAAATGAATGTTGCAGGCAAATTTGTATTTGTGGGAGTTACAGCAAAAGGAGTAATGCCACAAATTTCTACTCCCGTAGGATTGCTTGAGCCACATAAAATACAAGCAGCTTTAGCTGAATCTATTTTGATTCCTGACTCACCTTATGTGCCTGATTGGAGTTTAGCAGCTGAAATTTTAATTTTTACGATTTTTGTCACTCTGACAGGTCTTGTGCTTGCATATTTAGGTATAACGCAAGGATTAGTATTAGGAACAGCTTTAATGGCTGCTAACGCTTATCTAGGCTTTTATATGATTAAATCGGGTGTTTTAGTAGATGTTACCTGGACATTGCTCTCCCAATTCGTTACAGGAGCAGTTATTTTCTATTTACGCTTTAGAGAACAATGGAAATTACGCCAACAAATCAAAAAGCAATTTGAACATTATTTAGATCCTAGACAAGTTAAAAGATTACAAGATAATCCTGAACTTCTAAAACTAGGTGGTGAAAAGAGGTATTGCACTTATTTGTTTACTGATGTTAGAGGCTTTACATCTTTGTCAGAAGTGCTACCACCTAAAGAAGTCACAAACTTAATGAATGAAGCTCTTACAATACAAGCTAACGCTGTGCAAAAATATGGCGGTATGGTAGATAAGTATATTGGTGATGCAATGATGGCAATATTTAATGCACCGTTAGACCAAGAAAACCATGAAGAATTAGCTATAAAAACAGCTCTTCAAATAAAACACGACATGAAAGAAGCAAAGTTAGGTATTGAAATTGGTATAGGTTTAAATTCTGGAGAATCTGTTGTAGGCAATATGGGCAGCGCTTCACGCTTCGATTATACTGCTATAGGTGATGCTGTAAATACCGCAGCAAGATTAGAAAGCGCAACCAAAGAAGTGGGAGTAGATATTTTAATTGGTGAAAATACTGCAAAAAATTGTAAATTTGTGCTAAAGTCACTACAAGCTATAAAGGTAAAAGGTAAAAAAGCACCTTTAAAGATATGGACAATAAACGATGAGTAAGGTTTTGATAGGCATAATAACCGTTTTATTAATGATTTCTGGCTTTTTATATTATCAAAACAAAAGTTTAGCTTCTTTAAACAAAGCATTTGAGTTAAGAGATATTGAACAAAAAGAAGCTATAGAATCTTTGCAAAATGATTTTGCTCTACAAACAGAAGGTTTACTAACACTACAATCAAGAAATCAAGAAATAGAAGCTGAAATGAACAGGTACCTTGATATATTTAAGCGTCACAACTTATCTAAATTAGCTGCTGCTAAACCTGGCTTAATCGAACCAAAAGTAAATAATGCTACTAAGGAGGTTTTTGATGGCATTGAAGAAGACAGTCGCAATATTGACAGCCTTGATGATGGCTTGCAGTTGCAGTCTACTCCCGAATAAAGAAGTAGAAATAATAACTAAACCTATAGAAAGGAAGATCGTGCAACCGATTATGCCTAGAGAAATAGATTTAAAAGAACCTTATTGGTATGTAGTTTCAAGTAAAAATTTAGATGAATTTTTAGCAAGAGTTGAAAAGGATCAAGGTCAAGTAGTATTTTTTGCTATGTCGGTGCCAGATTACGAGTTGATGGCATATAACATGCAAGAATTAAAAAGATACATAAATGAACTTAAAGAAGTTGTCGTGTATTATAAAAAAGTGACAACAAATAAAGGAGAAGAGAATGAGTGATTCACCAGATGCGTTTGTTTATAACGCAACGTTAGAAAGAATAGTCGATGGCGACACCTTTGATTGCTGTTTAGATCTTGGCTTTGATGTCAAGTTACACAAACAAAGAGTTAGATTAGCTGGTATTGATACGCCAGAATCCAGAACAAGAGACTTGGCTGAAAAAAAATTAGGATTAGCAGCTAAAGAACGCTTAAAAGAATTATGTGCTGGTAAACTTAAAGTAAAATCTCTTGGTAAAGGTAAATATGGCAGAATACTTGGAATCCCTTATACAGAAGATGGTAAAGATATTTGCCAAATGCTTATTAAGGAAGGCCACGCTGTCGAATACCATGGTGGCACAAAAACAAAAGTCTGGGGGGACTATTAATATGAATATATCAGAAGAGGGGAAATCACTAATTAAAAAATTTGAAGGCTGTAAGCTAGAAGCCTACTTATGTTCAGCTAATGTTTGGACTTGTGGTTGGGGAGCTACTAGAAATGTAAAAGAAGGAGATTCTTGGTCACAATCATACGCAGATGAAAGGTTTGATGGTGATATAGTTGAGTTTGAAGACTATGTTAATAAATACGTTGAAGTACCACTAAACCAAAATCAATTCGATGCTTTAGTAGCTTGGGTTTACAATTTAGGCCCTAACAATCTTAAAGAGTCTACTATGTTAAAAGTTTTAAACGAAGGTAAATATGAATTAGTGCCATCAGAAATAAAAAGATGGAATAAAGCTGGTGGCGAAGTTTTAGAGGGATTAGAACGAAGAAGATTAGTTT